TTCAAAGAGTTTATATCTTTCAAGATGGGGTAATTCGAATACAACCAGGACAAAGAGTATTCACATCTCTTAATTCTGCAATAACAGCGTTAAACTCTGGCGTTTTCGTAACTGATTTAGATATTGCTGAAAACGGGTTATATCTTGGGGCAATTGTGTTGACTAGAAATGCAATTGATTTAAGTAACATTTCACAAGCTATTTTTGCCCCTTCAATCGGCACAGCTGCCAACGGGTCAGTTGCGTCCCCCGCTTTAGGCTACACCGCAGAAGACGTGGATAACAAGCAAAATAATTTAGCGGTTGATGGTACTGGCACAAAATATCCCACCGTTGATGCAGTAAACGCATTACTACCAACTCCAGCGTTAGGCAACATTCTACGAGGTAACGGCACGGCTTATGCGGCAATTACAGAGGTGGAGTTTCTAAGGAGCAAAAACGCAATAATTAGAAGCCCATTAAGTGCTGAAATAGATTTAGCTCAAATAATACATTGGGACACTTCATTTGGAAAGCCTAATCAAAATCCATACACTGTATCAGATAGTGGAGGTGTTTATCAAAGATTATCAGGTACTGGTAATTTTAGGATTATTAATGGTAAATTATCACCAACTGTTAATACCGACCTTTTTGGAATATCAACAGGTGGAGTAGGCTCTGTTAAGTTTACGGCTTGGTTGAGGATTCAACCAGGTAACCGAAATACAAGAATGTTTATCGCAAAAGATGCGTCTAATTATATTATGTATTCTATTGATACTGACTTAATTAGATTGACTGCGGTAATTAATGGAGTTTCTACAATTGTTTACTCATCAGGTGTCGACATAATTTCAGCAGGCATAGGTTCAGCTACAATAGATTTGTATGGAGATATATCTATGAGTTTAATTCAAGGAAGTATAGGTCAACCTTATACTAGATTAGCCGTTCTTATACACTCAACAGTCTTTACAGGGCTTCGAGTTAATATAGATGTGAACGCATACCTTTCCACATTTGCAACAAAACAAGATATTGCTTTTTGTGGGTTTAATCAAATAGGTCAAGACAATCCAATATCTTCTTGGACAATTAAATCAATTTCACCATAATTATGATAGTACAAAAAATATTAACAGACGCAAGTTTTCAACCCGATTTAACGGGTTTGGAAAATTGGGACATTCAAGGCTATAGCCTTAACGAAGACGGAGAAACATACACCGTTCAAGCGGTACACAAGCTGATACCGTTAATCAGAAAGCGATACTCAATTGATGATGAAATTGCAATTCAACGGCAAAAGGAAACAAAACCAGAGCAATTTCAAGCGTATTTTGATTATGTTGAACTTTGTAAAACTTCCCTAAAATGATAGATAAATTACTAGACAGTTCGGGCGTAATTGCCACTATTTTAACTGGAATAATTGCATTTTTTGGAGGCAAAAAGATGCGAAGTATAGATGAAAAAAAAGCAAATAGCGATGCGTTAGAGGGCATTCAGAGGGTTTACGAAAAATTTGCCGAGCAAACCGAAAGAAAATTTGACCAAATGAATAGCGAGCTAGGAGAGGTTAAAATTTTGCTAAAAAAATACATTGACCAATGCAGTAAATGTGAAAATAATAAAATAAGATAAAATGGCAAAACTAACAGAAAATTTTAGACTTCAAGAATTTCAATCCAGAGACGGTGCGGACTTCCCTGCAGCTGTTTTAATTAACTTATCAAAACTAGCGAAAAACTTGCAAGTTTTAAGAAATGAATTGAAACAATCAATTACAATCACTAGCGGGTACCGTTCTCCAAAGCATAACATAGCAGTTGGCGGTGTGGCAAATAGTCAGCATGTACTAGGTAAAGCCTCTGATTTACAGGCGCAAAATACAACTCCAAAACAACTAGCCGATTTAATTGAAAAGCTTATTTTAGAGCGCAAAATGAATCAGGGTGGTATTGGGATATATCCAGACTTCGTGCATTATGATATTCGTGGAACAAAAGCACGCTGGACGAAATGAAAAATATACTAATAATTGCAGTATCACTTCTGTTATTTAGTTGTGGTGCCAGAAAGTCGAACAAGTCTAAAAATGAAACGTCCAAACAGTCAGAAGCTGCAACATCAACCGTTTTAAAAGTAGAAACGGTAAAAGATATTGTTACGGTAAAACAAGCCCTTACAGAGGTTAATTTTAGCAATGAAAAACTAGAACCTATTGACGTTTTAAAACCGATAATTAAAACGCAAAACACAAAGGACGGTACGACAACTACAACGTGGAAAAACGCAAAAGTTGACCGATCCAGCGCTCAAAAAAAAGAGGTAGTAAAAGAGATTAAGACAGATAAAAGTAAAATATTGCAGAAGTCCAAAAGTAAAGCAGCGGTAAAAGTAAAAGAAAATACCGAAAATATAAAAAAAGAAACCGAGCGGCAAAGCTATTCGATTTGGTGGCTTTTAATTTTAATTATTCCAGTTTTATATTTTTACTTAAAAAACAAAAGCCACTAAAATTGAGTGGCTTTTTTTTGGTTAAATGTTTTTTATTTGTTAAATAACGCATAAACCTGCGTATATATTGTAGTTACCCGCCATTTACAGTAAGGAACTCTTGGAACTTGCCTTCTATTTAATCACAATCATATAATTGCTCATCGCTTTCGCCCATTCTAACAGTCCAATTATCAGCCGAATGTCTAGTATATGAATAATAATCACAGTCTTCTGTGTGTACTTGGAAAATTGTCTCTTTTGTTATTTCTGTTATTTTCATAATTTTATTTAAAGTTTAAAGTTACTTTTGTGTTTTTGTAATTAAACTGTAATTCATCTATCCCGAGTATTTCTGCATATTCGAAAAACATTTTCGTATGCATTACTCCACCGCTTTTAATTTGTCGGCTAATATGTTGAGGTTTTCTACCTACTTTTTCAGCAAACTTGACTTGATTCAACCCGGAAGTTTCAATCAATAATTTTAGTAAATTCATAATTGTTTTTTTTTTTCAAAGGTAAACACAACTTGAATATAAAAATGTTAAAGTATGTTAAAAAATAACCTACAATGGTTATTAGTTATATCTTTGCTGAAACAAATAAATATTAATATTATGGAATCACATCACTTAGACTTTATGTCGCCAGCAAACGAAACGCCAAGAGAAAATAATTTCGATGACGTTTATTTACAATTAGATAGGGAAGATGCCCTAATTGTAGAAGAGCATTTAAACAATATCCCGAGAGAAAATTTTAACTTTAAAAAATGTTTAGATTTTGTAAAAACTAAAATATCTAATGATTTAACAGAAGGTAATTACACGGTTGAAAATAATAGTGGATCATCTGTAATGTTAAATTTTGAAGGCATTAATTTGTATTTTTTTACGTTCGCAGGATCACTTTGCAATTCAGATTTTGGAATAGAAGGCACGGAAACTCAAAAAGCTGTTTTCAAATCTAAAACTTTTGCAGACGAAAAATCGGAATTACAAAAAGAAATTGATTTATTAACAGCTAAAATGAATGCTTTATGAAGATAGAATTAGTAAATGGTAGATGGCTTGTGAACGGAAAGCCATACGCTGAATTAAGCCCAAACGAAATACAGATTTTAGATAACTTTTTTGAAAATTATAAAAACAAATAATTATGAGTAAATTACATTTTTTTGAAATGCGAGCTGAAGAAATGGCTACATTATACGACAGTACTTTTACAAAAAAAGAAGCGGTAAAAACAGGCGAGAATTTAGTGCAAAACGTATTAGATAACGGACAAGTTGGGATTTTAGAATTGACTTGTGGTCTAGTAAGATTGCAGGAAGTGATAAGTACGGCAGTTTCTAAATTACGGAATCATTTGCCAACTGAAAAAACTGAATTGATGGGAGTTACTTTTACGCCTACAAATGGTGGAAACACGGTAAATTATGCAGACGATGAAATTTACCGAACTATAAAATCCGACTTAGACGCACGCACCGAGCAACTAAAATTAGCGCAAAAGCAAGAAGTATTTGATGCTTACGGAAATCAGGTGCCAAAAGTTTCTACAACTCCACGTAAAGATTCAATAACAATTAAATTTTAGTAAGATGAAAAATTTAGCAACAGCATTAGTAAAAGCACAGATGGAAATGGTAACGCCAAAGAAAACGGCATTAAATCCATTTTTTAAAAATAAATATGCAGACCTAAACAGTATTTTAGAAGTTGTACTTCCTGCATTTAATAACAACGGGATTGTAGTTTTGCAGCCGACCACTATTTTTGATGGTAAAAACTACGTTAAAACTATCCTTTTGCATGAATCAGGCGAGCAAATAGAATCTTTGACCGAGATTATATTTTTAAAACAAAACGACGCACAAAGTCAAGGAAGCGGCATAAGCTATGCTAGACGTTACGGGCTGCAAAGTTTTGTTTCGGTTGGAAGTGCGGAAGACGATGGACAGAAGGCAGTTGAAGCACCAAAGGCTTTGAATTCAGAGCAAAAGCAAAACGAAAAGGATTTGCTGAACTCTAAAGATTTAGAATCATTAGGGACAACTTGGAAGTCTCTAAATGCTTACGAGCAAAAAAGAACCGAACCGTTAAAAAACGAATTAAAATTAAAATTAACCAATAAATAGAATCTTATGAGCGCACTTATCAATTTAGGAATTAAAGGAAAAGATGGAAAGTACAAGCAGTACAAAATTTCAATTTCAGACGAGCCAAACGATTACGGGCAAAATGTATCAATGTATTTAGCCCAAACCAAAGAGCAGCGTGAAGCCAAAGAGAAACGTACATACGTGGCAAATGGTCAAGTAATTTGGACGGACGGAAATATAGTAGCGCCGCCAAGAAAACAGCAAGCATCAGAGGCTGAAAAAGATTTAGCAGACGATTTAGAATTTTAAAAAATAATCAACACCCGCTATTAATTTAGCGGGTTAATTTAAAAACTTAAAAAAATGGAAATTATAAAAGGAAATTGGTATGAGTGTGTTAATGCTTTTCCAAATGGTGTTGGTTGGTTTAAAGTAGGTAAGAAATATTTTTCAAATCTAAAAAATAGTTTATATTCAGAAAAAAACGTTAATTGTCATGTTTCTTTTTATCAAGAATACTTCAAACTAACAACAAGCACCCCCGCACACTACGAGAATAGCAATGGTTCGCTTTACAAATTTTGCGAGGAGCAAAAGCTAAACAGTTATGAGTTCGATTTAATCAAACGAATTATGCGATGCCGCAAAAAAGGGCAGTTTGAAGCGGATTTAAAAAGTACGAAAGTATTAATTGATTTATATTTAAAGGAATATGAGACAGACAAAAAATCAGATTAAAGGCTACAATAGTTTTAAAGAGTACAAAGATTTTGTTAGTAAAAAACATCATTTAAAAAACATAAAATTTAAAATAATAGACGATTTTATCATTATAAACTCAAAATTAAACAAAATTATGAATACAATAAACAACACACAGGTAAACGTAAAAAACCTTACAATTCAAGAAATTGAAGAACTAGCAGAAGGATTGCCGATTTGGAAAAATCCAAGATCATTGGTTAAAAGTGATATTGAATGTTACTTTACAAAATTTGAAAGCGATAACGAATTTTATGTTCGTGTTTTTTCCAAAACAAAGCTAACAGTAACCTTTGATGAATTTTTAAAATTGAAAGATTAATGAAAAACGAAACATTATTATCCGACTGCGATTTATCAGTTAGATTGAAAAACTTGTTTAAATTAAATAATATTATAACAATTGGGGATTTGCTAAAACTTGATACTTGCGATTTAATCAAATACAGGAATTTTGGCAAGCGTAGTGTTATTGAAATTAAAGATTTTTTTTGGCAACAATTAAAAATAAAAGAGAATGAATCCAAAGAAAAAACACCAACTAATGCATCAATTGGTTTGCATTAAATGGTCAAAAAAATAGAGACAATAATTAGAAAAGATTTTAACGAAACAATGTAATAATTTACTATCTTTGTTTTTTCATAGTTTAATTTTTTTGTTTTTAAAGTTAGGAAGCCAGTCGAAAGATTGGCTTTTTTTTTTATCTTTGTACCAATAGCAAATGTATTACGCCTTCGATCGGGGTGCTTTCGTATTGAAAGATGCATTTCAAAACCACCGTTGATCTGGTGGTTTTTTTATTTTAAAACTTTAACACCGCATTAACATTTTGGAACATTTTTGTTCCTTATATTTGTACCATAGTTAAGGAAGTGATTTACACGGCAAACTTAAATAACTAGAAATTATGCCAAGACAAGAAATGGAATACAACGGAAACTATATTTTACATTTAGAAAATGGCGAAGTTACAAAACGAAAAATAGGATTTTATTGCTTAGGTAGAACTGCTTTTATAGATCAAGTTAATTTTATAAACAGACCTTTAAAAGTAAAATTTACAAAAATATGGGTTGAAGAGCCTATAAAGTATGACAGTGAAATATTTAGAGATTAATAAACAAATCGGGGTGTAAAAACCCCTTAAAAACAAAAATTATGACAACATCTTACGAATTTACAATTACAAGAACAACGCACACAGGTCTAATGGAATTTTTAACTGAAAAGGGATTTAGAAGCGATAGAGCAATTTCAGAAAACGGATTAGAAAAATCAACTTTTGACAAAGTAGGCGGTTCTAAATTAGTCAGGGAATTGAGAGCGGATTGCAGGATTGCGTCTATGAAAAAATCAATAATGCTAAACTACTAACATGAGCCCAAACGATAAAATAAAAAACCTAACCACTACATTAGGAATGTCAGGTAAAAGAGCCGCAGAAGTGATTGGAATGCCTTACACGGCATTTAGAAAACGAAAATGTAAAACACGTCCAGAAGTTTTTAGCGAAGAAAATTATTTAAAATTATTAAAATTTACAGAATCATGGAAAAATTAAAATTAAAACATTTAGCAGGGTATTTGCCTTATGGGTTAAAGGTAAGATACGGAACAAGCGAAATAAAAGAAGTTGTAGCTTTGTTTCACTTGTTGATTGACGATGAAAATAAGTATTTGCCAATAGATTTTTGTTTAAGAGATAGATATATAGCTACTCCAATACTGCATCCGCTTTCCGACCTTACAAAGAGTATTACGATTGACGGAATTACGTTTGTTCCTAATACTTGGATTGACGACAATATTAAAACAAATGTTGAAATTTATAAATTTTTAAATGGCGAAATATCATTAGATATTGAAACGGAAAATTACAATCAAACAATTGATTTAATGGATGGCTATTTAATAATGCAAAAGCTTTTAGAATGGCACTTTGATATTTACGGACTTATTGACAAAGGATTAGCAATTGACATTAACACATTGAAATAATGAGAACGATAAAATTTAGAGGTTTAAGAGTTGATGGTAAAGGGTGGGTGTGTGGGCATTATTATGATGACGAGATTCAATCTTTTATTATTTCTGCAATAAATACATACGAAGTCATCCCAGAATCAGTAGGTCAGTTTACAGGCTTAATTGATATTCAAGGAAAAGAAATTTACGAAGGCGATTATGTCCTTCCTTTTAGCCTACAAAACAAAGTCAATAAGAGTGTGATTGTTTACGAATTCAATCAGTTTAAAATTAAAGGAAAAAGTTTGTGCTGGAATTTTGACTTACAGCAAATTAAAATTATCGGAAACATACACGAAAAGTAAAAAGTATTTCTTATATTTGCAGTAACGAAGTCGAGAGCGTTATTAATTAAGAAATTATACATTACCCAATTAGGAAAGCCCTCTCGACACAGGCTGACTTAATTGGGTTTTTGCATTTAACTAAACAGTTTATCCGTTTCTTAAAACGGTTATGATTATGGCAAATATTGAATTAAAATTTTTTGACTCTTATTTTAAAGACTACATAAAAGTAGAGAAATGTGGTAAAGAAGTTATTATAACTTTAAAAGAGGGTGTTTTTTTTAGAGATGTTACACTAAATAAATCAACTGCAATTAAATTCGCTAAAACCCTTCGAACTGAAATAAATAAAATTACAGAAAGCGAGGGTCAAAATGGGTGATTATAAACCTTACCACTACCAGCAAACAATCCTAGATGCGATTGCAGCAAACCAAAACAGAAAAATATTAGTACAACTCGCTACAGGAGGCGGGAAGACCATTATTTTCACTACTCTAGCAAAGCAATACGAAGGGCGTGTTTTAATTTTAGTCGATAGCCGTGAACTTGTAGGGCAAACAGCTAAACACTTTAGCAATGGAGCAACTTTTGAAGCAAAAGACAAAATTTTTCCTCAAAACAAAATTGTGGTTTCAATGGTGCAAACACTCAAAAGCCGACTAAAAAAGCAGCCAGATTTAATTTCAGATTTTGATTTAGTCATAATTGACGAATGCCATATTATTCAATATGAGGTACTTTTGCCTTTAATCAAATGTAAATTATTAGGCTTTACTGCAACTCCTGTAAGCAATCGTAAAGATACCTACTATTATAGTGCAAAAGTCAAAGAGATGTTTTTAAAACCTTTTCCCGATGCGATAGAGTTTACAAAGGATTTTGCACTTTCTGAAATTTTCGACGATATTATCGTAGGCATTCCAATTCAGCAACTAATTAACGAAGGTTTTTTAGTGCCAGACGAAAACTACATTATACCAATTGATGAGGATTCATTTAACTTTGATAAATTCGGCGAAGTATCAAATTCAGATGAGGTATTTAATGCGGCCTACCAGATGGACGTTTTGGCAAATTACCAGCATTACTGCAGCGGAAAAAAGACAATGATTTTTACGCAAAACACAACTTTAAACAAATACATTTACGATATTTTCGTAGAAGCGGGCGTTCCTAATTGCTTTATGTATGATTCTGTAAATGACACCGATTTTAACAGAAGCGAAGTAGTAGAAAAATTTAGAAATACGCTTGGAGCAATTTTATTTAATGTGGGAGTTTTTACAAAAGGTTTTGATGTAACGGATGTTGAAGCAATTATAGTTTCAAGGCGTGTATCCTCACTAGCTTTATGGATACAAATCGTTGGCCGCGGAAGCCGAACAACCGAAAAATTATTTAAAGATAGGTTTATAGTTATTGACGGCGGAAACAATATTTCACGCCTTGGAAAATGGAGCGACAACTTTGACTGGGAGAAATTATTTTGGGGGTCTGACGATTATAAACCCAAAAAAGAAGCTCCAGAAGAGATGCTTAAAGAGTGCGATGGTTGTGGCGAATTAATGCCAGAGCGTCAATGCGTTTGTAAATTGTGCGAACATAATAACTGCAAAATAAAAGAAATTGTAATTGATTATGGTATTGCATTGCAGGTTAATACAATTGAAATTGACATTAAAAAGATAATTCGATATTCAAAAAATAAAGATAAATTCTTTGCTCTCAAAGTTTTAAACGAACAAATTTTTAGGCTTTTTAAAAATGTTGATAAAGATCAATTTGAACGAAACAAAACGGGTGGAGTTGAACGTATATTTACAACCCACTTAAAAGCTGGATATCTAGCAATTATACGCTCAAACCTAGAAAGCAAAGCAAACAGAACTTATGCACAACAAAAGAAAATATTATTAACAAAACTTAAAAAAAAATACTTATGAAAACAGAATTTAAGCCTAACTTATTTAACGACCATTTCCAGAACTACAAAAGATATGCGGTTCCAAAAGCACAATTAATAATCGCGGATATTCCATATAATTTAGGAAATAATGCGTATGCATCTAATCCTAGTTGGTATGAGGGCGGAGACAACAAAAACGGAGAGTCAAAACTTGCAGGAAAAGAATTTTTTGACACGGACAAAGATTTTAGAATTTCAGAATTTTTGCACTTTTGCTCTACAATGTTAAGGCCCGAGCCAAAAGAAACAGGTTCGGCTCCTTGCATGATTGTGTTTTGTGCCTTTGAGCAACAATTTGAACTAATTGAAAAAGCCAAAAAATACGGACTAAATAAATATATAAATTTAGTTTTTCGCAAAAACTTTTCAGCTCAAGTTTTAAAAGCAAATATGAGAGTAGTTGGAAATTGTGAATATGCAGTAATTTTATATCGTGAAAAACTGCCAAAATTCAACAACAAAGGCAAAATGGTAATGAATTGTTTAGATTGGTTTAGAGACACGGAAACCGAAAAAATACACCCAACGCAAAAACCAATTAAAGTTTTGGAAAACCTAATTTCTATTTTTACCGATAAAGGTGATGTAGTTATTGACCCTTGTGCAGGAAGTGGCAGCACCTTGATAGCTTGCGAAAACTTAGAGCGAAAAAGTTTTGGTTTTGAAATTAAAAAAGACTTTTTTAAAGATGCAAAAAGATTAATTGATTCTAACAAAACAGATAAGAAAGAGCTTCGAGAATTGGGATATTGCAAGTCAAAGCTCGAAAAAATTAACCCTATATTGTTTTAATTATGAAATTCTCAAAATATCGCACCCACCACGACAAAGACAATATCACTATTGATTTTGCAAAATATGTAGAACTTGTCAAAAATGGCGACCATCAAAGTATAATTTTTGAAGCCAGAGCCAACAAAGGCGACAAAAAAAAGTACACAGAAATTAAAAGCAAACTGCCAGCAATTACTGGGTCTTGCACAATGAAACAAAACATCCGTTCAGTAGCCAATATTGACGAAATGAACGGCTTAATATTGCTAGACATTGACTGTGATGTAAACACAGAACTCCGTAAAAGAATTGATGCAGACAAATATACATTTAGCTCTAATCGTTCAGTAAGCGGCACAGGACTAGTAGTTTTTGTAAAAATTAATTCAGATGTGTTTTTAGAAAGCTTCCACGGATTAGGACAGTACTACAGCGATAATTTTGACGTAGATATTGATCAGGCTTGCAAGGACAAATCAAGATTAAGATACATTTCCTACGACTTTGATATTTTTCACAACCCAGCCGCTGCAACTTTCAAAGCAAAAAAAGCACCAGCCAAAAAAGCTAAAAAAGAAACTTTCTACTTTGCAAAAGATGACTTTAGTTTTATAATGGAACAAATACAAAGCAAAAATATTGACCTTTGCCAAGAAGATTATTCAAAGTTTTGCGAAATTGGTTTCGCTATCGGCTCGCATTTTGGAGATGCAGGACTCGACTATTTTAAAACAATTTGCCAAAATGGAAGCAAATACGAGCCTTCCCGAATAGAACGACAATATGCTAAATTTTGCAAAGGTGGTAGTGTTACCATTTCTACATTCTACTACCACGCCAAAGCAGCAGGAATAGAATTATATTCTCCCGTTAGCAAAGAGATTATTAAACGGGTAGCAGTTGGCAAAGCTAACAGCCAAATAATGACACCAGCGGGTGTAATTGAAACGCTTAAAATTTTAGGCACGACAACAACCGATGAAAAATTTATCCAGCAGTTAATTGACAGTAAAGAAAACTTTGCAAAGAATATTGACAATGAAGAAAATGATACGGTAAAATTAGATTTATTCATCAAAGAAAATTACCCGATAGCGAAAAACGGATTTAACCAGCAGTACGAATTTGAGGGGCAACCTGTAAATGATGAAATAATAAATTCCATCACAATTCACGCTAAAAAATATTTTGATTTTAAAGTAAGCGCAACCGATATTTCTCAATTAATTTTTAATTCTCAAGCCAAAACATACCAACCGATAGAGGATTATTTTAAGAATAACACAACCACGGCCACAGGCGATGAAATTGAAAAGTATGCCGACTTGATTTTACCTTATAACGAGTTCAATCGTTGGGCGTTAAAGAAATGGCTTGTTGGTGCAATTCACAATTGGACAAGCCCAAATGATCACGAAGAAGTTTCTCCTTTAGTTTTAGTCTTATGCGGCCAACAAGCCAGCGGTAAAACTTCGTTTTTTAGAAATATGCTTCCCAAAGAGTTAAGAAGGTACTTTATTGATGAATCCATGGAAGAGGGCGGAAAAGACGTGCTAAAACGTATGGCAACTTCTATGATTATGCTAAATGATGAATTTGGTGGTATGGCTCACAAAGACGTTAAGAATTTCAAGAAAATAACAGAAAAAAATAAAATAACGGTAAGACTGCCATACGGGCGTTTAGACGTAGATTTAAAACGAAGGACTATGTTATGTGGCACAACTAACGAAAAAAGTGTACTGAAGGATGAAACAGGTAACAGGCGAATACTTCCCGTTAGTTTTGAAAGTGTAAAGTACGATGAGGCGGTTGAGTTTGATAAAGATGCTCTTTTAAAATGCGCTCATAATTTATATTTAGAAGGTTATGAATTTCGTGTATTTTCAAAAGAAGACATTGAATATCTTAATCAAAATACATTGCAAAATTTAGAAATTGAAGTTAGTGAAGATTTGTTTTTTACAAAATTTTCTTTTACCGAAACTGATGAATTTAAAGATAAAATAGTGATGAACCAAGGGGAGATTTGCAACTATATGAATCTACATTTTCAAGTCCAGATTTCAAAATATGATATAAAACGTATTTTTGTAAAGCATAAAATAGAAATAAAATCACATTGGAATGGTTCAAAACTTAAAAAAGGCTATCAACTTTTTAAGGAATTTACGGTGCAAAACATGCCAGAACAGCACTTTTTATAGTGTTTTTACCTTTTGAAAGGTAAATTTTACCTTTTGATAAAAAAAATAATTTCAATGACAGCAAAGGCTAACAACGTTTTTTACCTTTTTATATACCTTTTAACTTTCAAAGTATTATAGAACTTATAAATACATACACACACCCTATATAGCACATTATATTATATTATACAGAAAGGTTTTAAAACACAAAGGTAAAAGGTAAAAAGGTAAAAATATGAAACTAGAAAATATAAAGAAAAAGACCACTGCACAGCTAAAAGATTTGGGTAAAAAGTCAGAGGAAACTATACAAAAAGAAATTATTAACTTCTGTAAATTGAATAAAATATTAATTTTTTGCGTGCCAAACGAAGCAGCTCGAAACAATAGTAAATTTATAGGCATGGGGGTTTTGTCAGGCGTTTCTGATTTAGTCCTAATTTTGCAAAATAAAATTATATTTGTGGAATTGAAAACCCACAAAGGAATCCAGAGTGAAAAGCAAAAAGAGTTTGAAAGTAAAGTTTTGGAATTGGGAAATCAATACATTGTTATCCGATCACTAGATGAATTTAAAAAATTAATATGAAACCAAAAAAGCCAACTATAGAGCAACTTGAAAAGGAAAAGCAATCCACAACTCCCGAACGGAGAAAAGAAATACAAAAATATTTGGACTGGATTTATTACGGAATTAAACTTTAACATTTCAAAGTATTGAAAATGAAAATATCAGAACTACCAAGTAAGATTAAAGAAAAGGCATTAGATTATCAAAAGAAACAAGGTAACTATCTTGGTAATAAATATACTGATGATTTACAGTGGGCGTTTAAATGGATAGAAACTTCAGAGGGTTACAAATACTGGAAAAATTTATATCTAGAAAAATCGCCAAATAAAAACCAATAGTAAATTTATTAATTCACAGAGGTACACCAATGTCCCTCTGTAAAAAAATAATTCACTATATTTGCTTAAATTAAAAACTTTACATTATGAAAAATCACTTACAAAAAACAAAAGAATCAATTATTTTAGAAACAATAAATGATTTTTCAGAAAACCAAACACTTTCAATGGTTGGAAGGTTAAGAAATTTAGAAGTAGGTTTGAAAATACTAAAAAATAATAAATGGGAAAGGTTGAACGAATACAGCCTGCCTTTTGAAAGATTCATTCCGCTTTATGACCAAAAATATAACATTTGCGATTTAGGAATTTACTAAAATTAAAAAATTATGAAAAAACTATTATTAATTTGTGCAATTGCTTTGAGCAGCTGTACAGCAGAAGATACAAAGACGGAATGTGATTGTACGGGAGTATTTAGGCTAGACGGTCAAACGGGAACCGATGTATTTTATATGAAAGTCAAAGTAGATTGTAATACAAACGCAATTATATCAGAAATACCAGAAAATTATCAATACTGGGGTTGTAAATAAAAATTTATGACCGAATACACCATCAAACAAGAGATACAGCAAACAGAAATGTATAAAGGTTATCCAATATTCAAGCAAAGGTTAATATTGTCGCAAATCAACTTAAAACGATTATTTAACCTATACGGTCAAGCCGACAGAAACGGTATTGAGTATTTAAAACAAAATCCAAATCTTTCATCAAGTGATGTGAATTTAATTAAGGAACTTTTATGCAATTAGTAAAAATATCAGACGTTAAAACAAACCCTAACAACCCGAGAATTATAAAAGATGATAAATTTGAAAAGCTAGTTAAGTCTATTAAAGAGTTTCCTGAAATGCTTAATTTACGTCCTATTGTTGTAAATGATGATATGATTGTTTTAGGTGGCAATATGCGTTTAAAAGCGTGCAAAGAAGCTGGATTAAAAGAAGTGCCTATCATCAAAGCAAGCAACCTAACCGAGCAACAGCAAAAGGAATTTATCAT